CGTCAATGCCCAGCATCTGCGCATACTGGTTAGCGCGGTAATACGGCATGCTGCTGAGCTTCTGGCCGACGCCCGTAAAAATAGCAGCCATGTCGCGCATGTTCCCGCTGGCGTCACGGGTCTGTACACCCAGGCGGTTAAGAAATCCCTCCGCGCCGGGGTTGTTACGCACAAAGCGGGAGAGACTTTCCAGCGAGCTCCGCGCCGCGTCCACACTACCACCCACCTGCGAAACTGCGTAGCCAATCGACTGAATACCCTGAACCGTCGCGCCGGTACGTTGTGACGCCCAGTAGAGGTTATCCAGACCGGAGGCAATTTTTGCCGTAAAAGCAACAACGGACAGCGCCGCACCTTCCACCGCCAGCCCTGTTTTTATGGCATTTGCGGTGACGCCAGCAAGAACAGATTCAAATTTCTCGTATCCGGCTTCATCAATACCAAAGCCAAGGGAGACGAGAAAATCTTTAATAGTCTCAGCGTTCATTATCCTCTCTCCATTTCTCAATACGGCGCTGGTTGTCAGCCTTAACGGCCAGATGGTCATTCATCAGCGCGATATCGCACAGATCGACAGACCCATCCTTCAGCGCGTAATAAGGGATTAACCCGGCATCAACCGGGTCAAGGAGATAAGACAGCCCGTCAGGCAGGCTGTTGAGGGTTAGCCCTGAGGCTGGCCCGGCGTCGCGCTGGTAGGGCTCACGGGCAAAAAATTTCCCAGCGAATCGGCGACCACCCGCGCCACCAACTGGAGCATGGTCAGCAGGTCGATATCGTCAAACATCAACTGCCCGCTGCTAAATACTGGCGTCCATCCGTCCATATGCTTACGTGAAACCACAGACAGACACGGATGAATAATCGCGTTGGTGTCTTCTTCGGTCAGGGAGGACAGTTCCTCAGCGATACGCGGCAACAGGGTTTCAAACACCGGTTTCAGCTGATCGAATTTCACGGTGTCGATTTTGCCATCCGCAGGCAAAAGGGAACGAATGCTCCCGAAATCTGACATCATGCCCGCCAGTACCGGCAGCAGCTTACGGGTCACTTTCAGTTGGTCAAAAACGCTGAGTTTTGCCACGCGGTAATCGTGGCCTTTGACTGAACATTCCATCCGTTAAAACTCCCCGAGAACCTGGTCGATTTTGCCGCAGTCAAACACCCAGGGCATCGTATTACCGGTTTTAGCATTGGCGTTATCCGGCTGTTTCTGGAATGCCACGCTGCGCGCCGTGATGATGTCTCCGCTCACCTTGTTTCGGATCACAATGACGTTGTTTCCCCAGGTACCTGAGGACTGACTCTGCGCGTTGTACGCCAGCGACAGCTTTTTGTTTGTCGGCGAGGTCTTCAGCAGGTTGACAGTAACAGTCCCACTTTTGTCAGCGTGCAGGCTTTGCATCACTTCACCGTCAGCGCCGATTGTCATGGTGTTTTTAGGACCGGCCATAGCAACGGTGATCCCCTCCTCTGAACTGGCGGAACCGTAACCCAGATCAATTACACCAGTCGGACCAGAAATGGACGCTGTGACATCCGTAAAAGAATAAGTAGCCATTTGTTCTCCTTAGCGAACGACGTTGATCTGCACATCAGCGAAATGAACCGCACCCGCCAGCTTACAGGCCACCTGAATAACCGGTGCCTTACGTGCTTCACGGTCTGCCTGCGCCTGCTCGGAAATCGGCTGCGCGTAGACGTAATACCCTTTTGTCAGCGTGTCTCCGGAATCCAACTGCCCGATTGGGCCACCGTTCCATACGCCAGCAGCCACCAGCCCGTTCGTCACGGACTGATCCATAGACTGCTCAACATTGGACAGAAGACGTGTAACACCCGCATCGGTCTGAGGCACTTTGGTTGTACTGGTGTACAGCAGGTTATACAGGTTGGTCTGAACGTAGTTCTGCAGCCAGTCGAGCCCGTGGCGCTCATCAAAGAAATCACCGCTGGACATGACGCCCTGCTGCAGGATTGCCGTATCGTTCTGGTAATACACAAACACGTTGCATTTTTTGGCATCCAGCACCGCCGCCTGATCAGTCGTCAGAGTTTCGTAAGTGATCCCCGGCTCCTGTTTGAACTTCAGGGTAATGGTGGTGTTGCTACCGTTGAAATTCACGGTAAACGCGCGGCCAAACGCCGACAGCGCGGCGTATTTGCTGCTGGTGGAATATTGCACAAACGTGCGAGCGTATTTTGCAGCCTTCAGCTTGTAAGCCAGATCGGTTGTCGATGTCGCCTCAACTGAGGCCGGGTCTGCAGTGGTAATTGCCAGAATGCGGCTGACGCCCGAAGCTTCTACGGCTGCAGCAACCTTCAGCCAGTCGTCATCTGCAATATCCTCTTTGTCTGCAATACCGAGACCATACCAGTTGGTGTAGCCCATTACGGCGTTAACCGCATCCATCAGCTTTTCAGCAGCACCCGCCTCACCCGTTGCCAGTGTCTTAGCCCAGCGACCTACATATACTTCTTTAGGGCGTGGTGACTGGGAGAAATAGACTGTTGCTGCTTCATATTCAGGACTGTCCACGCCGAAATCAGCTCCGATGTCCTCCTTTGAGGAGTAGAGGCGAAGACGCTCTTTCACCGGAATTACCGTGGAAGTTCCGAGAATGAGCAGTGAACCAAAATTTCGACCAGTAGCCGCACGCGGCCCAATGATCACGTCGACATTAACGACGTTTGAGACAGGTAATCCCTGCGGCATAATTTACTCTCCGAAGAATGAAACGGGCGCATCTTGCAGCGCCAGGATGTTGTACTCTCGAACCACTTTCCGGCGCAGCCGCACTTTCATGTCGTAACGGCGTACCCACTGTTGGTTAATAAGCTCGGGGAAAGGGACAATATCGCCATAGTCAACGAGCGAGAGATCCGACTGGTTCAGCTCGGCGTTGTTTTGCTCAACCGATATTCCGTCACGGAATCGCGAAGCAATTTGCATCCCCCCCGGGCCGTAGAACGACGCCATAGCGACAAAATCCTCATGCCGCCAGAGCTGTGTTCCGGTATCGGTCTGTTGAGTGAATGCGGGGCTGTTATCAATGGGCCATTCGATGATGCCAAACGCGCACCAGTTCGTTTCAACTGGCAGCAGTGGCGGCTGATCTTTCTGCCAGCGCGGGCGAACCATTCCAGCCGGCAAACCGGAAACGTTGCGTACCCACTGGCTTAACAGCCTGTCGAGCGCCTCGTCATAATCCGGATCGCCGCTGACAGGTGTAAGCCATCCCGGCTCCGTACTGGAATTATTGCTCAACGGGAAATCCTCCATCGAACGGCAGCAGCTCGCAATGCGCCTGTACAAAGCCGGCGCCATATGCGGTGTACGGGTCAACAAAAGTCACCCGGTAATCCCGGTTCTGATACGTCACAATATCGGCATCGCGCCCCGTCTGCCCCTGTGTCAGTCGCTCAGTGGTCACAATAAGGATTGCTCCACTGATAACCTGCCCGGACTGCATGCGGCGGTTTTCCAGTGAACGGTCAACGGTAACAACCCCGGCAAACTGCGTTTTAACTTCGCTGTCGCTGCCAATCCCGTCTTCATCCACTGTCTGTACCCGACGCGTTACCCACAAGTTGAAGTCGCAAAAATCGGGGTCGAACAGAACATCAGTTACATCAAGAGTCGGCATCTTTATCCCTCACAACATGGGTAATGGATCTGCGGTACTGCCCGGTATCGATTAAAGGTTTCGCCAGATCTGTGCCTGGTGCCTCACCGGCAGAACGCCGGGCTAGCTCCGCACTTGCCCCTTTACGTCCCCTACGTGCTCGCGCTTTTACAGTGCTGTCAGCAAGCGGTGTAAAGCCGGTAGTGGTCATGTACCGTCTGACGCCATTAGCTGCCAACGACCCCGCCTGATTGAGGGCTCTTTCTGCCCCCGATGCGTCCCCTTCAAGCGCAGCCTGTGCCGCAGCTTTAAGTTGTGGCATCGTCTGGTCTTCAACTGATTTAACGCCGGGTACAAGATGCGGACGTGGTGGGATATTTTGCGCTGGTGAGCCGTATTCGTTGATATACCCAATCCCGGCATTACCGAACGGAACATCATCCCGATCGCTGTCTTCCGCCGGGATGCCGACCAGAACATCTTTTTTGGTCAACGATTTGAGCGCATCGAGAATGGACTGAGCATTATCGGCACGAATGGTTACACCGCTTTTCATAGCTGACGTCCTCCGGCACCGAACATCGTGATCAGCTGATAAAATTCAGCGCCATACCGGGTGTTATTCCAGAAGCCTGCGTCAGGGTTTAGCGTCGCGCTGGTGTCATAGCTGACGCTTACCTTGTCAACGAATTTGGAGGACTGAACACCATTGGTTGAACCGCCCGGGCCGCCAACAAGCGTTGCCCGGCTATCTGCCGCCCATAACGTCATGTAGTGAGCCACGAACAACTCGGCAAAGTACGGAAACAACGCTTTGCCGGTGACTTTCTCGCTCAGCAGCACATCGGCCAGATTCAGACGAAACTGAATTTGTGGTTCGGGATATCTGGCAGGGTCAGCAAACTGCAGGAAGTCGCGGCGAAAATCACTTACCGTTGGCAGACTTTGATTCTTTGGCATCTTTCGCCCCATTACCGCCAGTCCGGGCGGCAGCAATCTGCGCCTGCAGGCTGTCGTTCTGCTCCTGCAGCTTGAGCAGAGCTTCTTTCAGATCGGAAATCAGCTGATCTTTATCGACAATCTGCTTATCTTTGTCGGCAATCTGCGCTTGCAGGCTGTCGATAATGAGTTGCTGGTCATCAGTTTCATTCGATCCGCTTTCGGAAAGCTCAGCGTGCGCCCGGGTAAACCAGTGCGACGCGACGTCTTCCGGTACATTATGGCGCCCTGTACAAAATGCCTGTTTTGATTGATCGCCGAGCGTCAGCGTAAACGGGGTGTGAACATGGATAGTAACCAGTTTTTCTTTCGCCATTTTCAGTTTCCTTCTGGCCCCTTTCGGGGCCATTCTGGTTATCAGATACCGTCCACGTAGGACAGGGTTTCTTTGTACACAGGCTCAATCGCACCCAGCTTGCCGTAGTAGGTCGCAATCTGGTACAGACCACGATACTGAACAGGAACGCTTTGCAGCGGAACCAGTGGATAGCGGACGTATTTCTTATCGTTGGTGTAGGCGACCATACGGTCTTTACCGCCAACCCCGCGCCCTTTCAGCCATTTGACCGCTTTGATTTCCAGCGGAACGCCGTTCTGGTGGAAAGCGATAGTGTTCACAGCCAGATAGGTCAGCAGTGACTGGTTACCCGCTTCGGAAACCTTACGGCTCGCCAGCAATGAATACTGCTCTGGCGGAATCCGCAGATCAGAAGGCACGACGGAATAACCGGATGCTGCCCAGGCATTCGACAAAATGCTGTTTACGCTGTCGAGGATCTCATCGTTGGTGGAGTTAGCCCAGGTCTTCGTTGCGTTGTTCAGCGTCACACCAACGAGATTCGTCAGACCTTTCAAACCAAGCGCTTCGTCTCCGACGTAAACCTGTTCGTCATTATCCATCTGCCATTTAAGCTGCATCCCGTCGTACTTCTGAGTGTCGATCGGACGGCCTACCTGCTGTGCCGCAGCCAGCTCAACAACAGTCCATCCCAGCTCCATCCCCCAAAGGTTCAGCGGATTGCCGTCTTTACTGATATCAACATTAACGCCAGCAATGGCAGTTGAATCTTTGCCTACCCAGTTTTTACCATTCGGATTAGCGCCAGAACCCGCCACGCCAAAACTGGTATTCGTCCAGCTGGAAATGTCATCTGCGATAGAGACGTCTTCGCGCAACTGGATATCACGTGTCCAGGTATAACCCACCAGTGGCAGATTCAGCCCCTGGTCGAGTCGCTCCAGCTCCCCGATGAGAAAGGCACCGGAGCTATCAACGGTTGCCTGATCAAAAGTAATCATTCGTCTGTTCCTTAAATCTTCCAGGAGATTTCTGCGTTGCCGTTAGCGTCACCGGCCCCCGTAAAAAAAGCATCAGGTAACGCGGCTGTTTTGCCTGTCACCTCTGCCGCCGTGATCCCGCCAAGCGGAACCGGGATGGAAGCATCGGCTGATACCACGATGTACACCACGCCCCCTTTTTTAACGGACGAAGCATCAGCACCCACGTTTACCGTCATGTACCCACGCTTCATGGCGTCGCCCGGGAAATTCTTATCAGTACCCACCTGGCGAACCATGTCTGGTTGCGATGTGGTCGGATACGGACGAACGTAGATACCCTTCACCTTGTCGACGGTGTCACCCTCCGCCAGCGGCACGAAAAAGCCGTCAGCGTCGTATTTGCCAGCCAGACCATACGCTGCGAAGGCGTTATCGGATTTAAGGATCACCGGTTCGACGGTTAAGTCCTGCGGGCGAGAGATAGCCCCGGCAATGCCAACAGGCATCCGGTACAGATATGCAGTCATTGGATTATCCTTTGCGGTTAGACCAGAAGTCGGCGTTTTGTTTGTTCAGGGAAGCGATGCTGGTCATGCCCATGCCTGGACGTTGTGCATCGCCCGTGGTGCTGCGGGTGTTTCTCCCTTTTGCAATCTCAGATACGGCGTTAAACGCCATATCAACCGATTGTTTAGGTAATTTGCGGATATCAGCGTCACCGACAACCTGGCGAACCAGTGTTTTGTCTGCGGCCGCCAGCACATCACGTTTAAATGCGGTCGGTTTCACCTTACGGCTCAGATCGATACCCGGGATAATGACTTCAGCGCGATAGGCAGAATCACCAGTAATCGTGGTTTCCTCTTCGTTGTCCTCGCCGTCGCCGGTCGGGTCTTTCTTATCTTTATCATCAGGGGTGTCAGCATTATCGCCCGTTGCCGTTCCTTCCAGCTTAGCCAGCAGGGCCTTGAGCAGGGTTTTGATATCGTCCTCGCCGTCGCCGGTCACATCTCCGCCCATCTCCGGCTTTTTGTCCGGCAATGGTTGTTGCGGTGAAAGGTTAATGTTGAGATTAACGCCGCCCGGCAGATCACCTTCATCACCCGTTACAGCCGCTGGCGCTGAGTCCAGCAGTTCGTTCATGGTGTCCGAGTCACCTGTTTTGATGGCCGTGCGCATGCGGGTCCACCAGCTTTTCTTTTGATTTGCCATTGTGTCTCTGTCTCCAATTGCACAACGATTTCCGGCTCTGCCTTTGGGGACAAGAGCCACATGGTTTCCGGTAATATCGACCTGTTCAGCCTTACCTGGCTCAGCCTGTTCATATTCCGCGTTATAGCCACACGACACTTCGCGCAGACCATCTTCGATCATCTGAATAGCGCTTTCGTCTTTGACGATAAGGTCAGCCAGCATCAAATCAGACCGCTCACCAGTCCCGCGCCGGACATTCTGAAGATGCCCGACAGCAAGCTCTTTCCAGTTTTCTGGATTCACCAGCCGCACATTCCCGTTTTCATCTTCAGGATGCAGGATCGTGATGCTCATCCCTTCGAAGGAGGCGAGCGTGGCCGGATGGAATACCTGCTCAGGAGAGCGCGTTACGACTATCTCACCGAACTTGTCAGGCTTGAGGTTTGGCAGATCAGCAGCGCCGTAAAGCTGCTTACCCGTTCGACCTATCGGCACGTCTCTACACAGCAGCGAGCCGTCAGCCAGCTGATAGCGGGTTTCCCCCAGCCGGGTATTGAAAAAATATTTCATGTTTTACCTGCGATTCAGGCGAGATAAGAATGAGGGTTGGGGAAGACGATTTCTTTATAACAGCGGCAGTTCGGGAGTTCGCCAGCGTGACCGGTCATGCCGTCAAGCGTTGGAGGTCGTCCCCATTCGACAAACTTCCCTTCCATCTCCCGATGAGAATGCCGGACGTCGCCATCTTCGGCTGTACGCCAGATATAACCATTCGAGCCGATTGACAGCGCACGCGCCTGATCGAGCGCGCCGGTTGCACGTCCAAGCTCGGTACGGGCGATAAGGTTCGCTCGTGAGCGTGACACGTCACCGGACGCTGCTATCTCTTTCATGAATGGCTCAGCCCGTCCGCCAGTCACAACAGCCTCAATAGCCTTGTTCTGGATGTCGTACACCCTGTCAGCAGCCTCAAGGGGTAGCGATTTGATGTACCTGACCTGCTGCGCGATGATGGACTGCATCACCTGACCTACCGGGGCGCGGTCGACCATGTTGCGCAGCTCTGCGCTGATGTTCCGGCTGTGCTGACGCCACTGTTTTTCATTCTGGCGCACAATGTCGGCGGTAAAGTTCTCAGCAACCTTCGTCGCCCACGGCGTTATAATTTCGCTGTAGCGCTCCAGGGCCTCCATGATTTCGGTGACGCTATCGTTTGAACCATCGTAGTGCCCATTTACGATATCCCCGACCGCCCGCGCTATCTGCCGTAGGCTCGTTCGATATCGGATCTCCGCCTGTCGGCTCTGGCGGTTTGTCGACAAGTTCGCCGATGCCTGGTGGCGCTTCGTCTTCGGCATTCTCGATATCCTCGTCGGTAATGGATGCCCCGATGCCAGTAACATCGGAGTTCTCACGCAGGTCGGTCATAGCGGCTTTGGTTGTCATCAGACCTGCATCCAACGCATTGACAATCGCCGTTGTGGTATTCACAGCCACCGTTGAGCGGTCCACATCTGACATCTGCCATAGCGGGTTAAACTCAAACGTGAAATCGTCCGGCAGCGGCTTACCGAGCTCCGAACGATGCATAATGTCCAGCACCCGGCGCACTGGCAGGCGTAAGCGACGTTCCTGCAATGAACTAACCCGGTCATAATAGTTGGCAAGGTCTGCGTCACCCGTTGAGAAACCTTTAGGGGACTGCCCGAACAGGCGCACCAGTGGAATGCCAACAGCACCGCTAATCTGCTCGGCGAACTGCGAAAGAATGTCATCCAGACCGCTGAAACTGTACTGGTGGGTTTCGAAGGTATCCTTGGCATCCATTAGCGTCATGCCTTCATTGCTCTGAAACTGGCGGATCAGATCAATGTTTTTCAGCAACGCCTCGAATGCCGGGCCGCCCAGTGCAATAAGCTCACGGAGTTTTTCCACTTTGTAGGTCCGCAGATGCGCTTTGTAGACCAACTGCGCCGCACCGACAGTGGCGCTGTCGAACGCAGTGAGCCGATCCCAGATACGCTCTACAACCGACATTCCCCATTCGTTCTCGGTCATCTTCTGCTGGAATGGCAGCGTCACCCCATCGAAGCGAATCAGGCGACTGTGGTGAATACGCCAGGCGGGGATACCCGTTGCTGTGGTCACCACATCATAAAGCTCAGGCTTGCCGAGATTCGGCCCCATTTCTTTAATGCGGCGGGTCAGTACCGGGTTAATCATCCAGCGGTCGAGCGGGAGAATCCCCTTAAACTTGCCTTCACCAATGGTTTCGAGCCGTAGCGGGGCCATGGGCGCCTGACCTTCTATCATGATGAAGCCCACCGCGCCGCCGTAGAGACGAGACCATTTCAGTACGTCGTTCAGCGCATCCCAGATTTGCAACTGGTCCAGCTGCGCTTCGAGAGTGCCACGGTCTTTTGCGTCAATCTCAGAAGTGATGCGAATGCCTTTGCGGGTCATGTCGTCGGGGATAGCATCTACCGCTTCACCGATGAGCCAGGACGAGCGATAGGACCATTCCACCAGCATACGGTTGCGGCTGGTGAAGTTCGCCCGGTAGGTCGATGCGGAGTGCTGGTTAGGCGTCTGCATCCCCACGCGGGCGACAAAGTTCTCGTAGCCGTCGGCCGTGGCCTGCACCGTTCGTCGCGAGGCTTGTTTGTTTCGTGCCATCAGGCCTGTCTCCCTAGCAGCTCCCAGATATTGAGGGCTGAATTCATTGGCGCGTAGCTGATCATCACCGAGTCGGCGAGGTTCGGCGACCTGGTACCGTCAGGCTGTTTATCCACAACGATTTTCCCCACGCCGTTAATCGAGTAGGTTGGTTGCGAAAGCTCGATGATGAGTTTGTCTTTGCTCTCCATCGTGCTGCTGATGGAGATAATTTCGTCCGGGTTGTAGGCCATACCTTCAACAACGGCGCGGTAGGTATTCCGGAAGAGCTTGCGTAAGTACCACCAGCTCTGTGCCTTGGCGTTGGCGAAGAAATCCTTGTTCAGGCGTGCAGCCTGCCCATTGTCGCCCCGTACGGCTTCGTCATCAGGATCGAATACCGCGCCGCTACCACGAAACGGTGTGGCAAGTATTGGCGGCCTGCGGGCGGCTTTGCGTAACTCGTTAATGGCACGCGCATCGCCGCGAACGCCAGCCCCCAGACCGTCCTCGTCGAAGCGAAACTCTTCGAGGTTATCCTGTTCACAAAAGCCGAAGACCTTCTCAACAGACTGGTAAATGTCGCTGCCCACGCCGGACCATTCCCGCACGTTCTCCAGAAGGAAACCGTGGCGGGTTGAAAAGGCGTTTTTGTCCCGACCTTCGTCGGCGACGTCCATCGCGCCCAGTCGTTTGCCAGTTGGCTGGATGCCCAGTCTGATATGCGCATCAACAGCAGCCTGTACCCAGTCTGAGGGGATCAGGACACCTTCCGCTGATGCGCTGTAGTTCAGGTCAAGCTCCTGCGCCACTACCACCGGATTGTCGATTTTCTCGCATTCCCTGCGATACCACTCATCATCCTTACGGGGGTCGCTGCGCCAGTGGAATGTGAATACAGGTATCTTTCCGCCGTGGCGTTTCTGCGCAAACGGGTTCGCCATGCCGTTGACCGAACTCAGGTCAATACGGCAACGGGTGGTTTGCGATAACGCCGCATCAATCAGTAGCGGGCGTTGCAGAAATGCAGCCTCATCCACCAGATAGAGTGTGGTTCGGTCACCACGTCCAATATTGTCACCAGCTTCGCCCTTGATGACCGCGCCTGTCTCAGGAAATTCAACACGCATGTACGGTGCATGCTTCTTCTCATTCCACGACCCACGAAACTCGACGGGCAACGTCTCTACAAACTTGCGCGCCTTCCAGAACAGCGCCTTAGGGTCACCAGTACTGTCGACATATTCCTCTTTACGGGAACCGAAGCCGATGACCATCTCTTTGTTAAACAGGCAAAGCGAGCAGGCCATCCCGATCGCCGTCCAGCTCAGCCCCATTTCACGGGATTTTTCGGTGATACCGTTCTCCCGCTTGCCCCAGCGTTCCATAATCCAGTGAATCCACTCTTCCTGTTTCGGGAATAGCAGAAAAGGGATGGTGACCGGCAGGCCATAATCGATATTACGCGGGTCCGTCGTCATGCCCCAGTCGATGATGAACTGAGCCGGGTTAGTACGATAAAACTGCTTCAACGCGGGCAGCATCTCAGGATGCCGGCGAATACGCAGCAAACGCTCCATTCGCCATTCAAAAACCATCTGGTAATCAGGATTTTTGAAGTCAAAGGGGAACGGTAAAGGCATAGCTAACCCATCATCTTTTGATACGCCTCCGCAGCTTGCTCAGGCGTTAAATTGGTAACCTCGGTTCGGATTGGCGTACCATCCGGGCCAGTTAGTTCATTTTTCACGTTGTCTTTAAACGCCTGAATAGCGACATGGCGCCCCAACAACTCAAGGTTTTTAACCTTGTCGGGCCACTTAATCTTTTTAAGAATACCCACCATCGCGCGGTCATCCCCGCGCCCCTCGAACATTTCGGCCAGGTTGAATCCGCTAAGGTACCGACGCCACGATTCCGGCCACTCAGAGAGTGGCTTAACACTCAAATCGTCTTCGAGAATATCGGCCACATCGAGCTTGTCGATCTCCACCAGCCGCATCAGCACATAATTCGCGTCGATGCCCAACTGGTCGATACGCTCCTGCTTTAGCTCGTTGATGCGGGCGCGTATTTCAGGTTTGCCGTAAAGCTCAGCCCCTGTAACATGCGCTCGCTTAGCGGCGTATCCTGCACGGATAGCGGCTTGAGTGGCATTCAGATCGACAAGAAACTCGCGGCAAAACACCTCATGCTTTGCTTTCAGCTTCTTGGTCATATTGATTGTCCTGTGTATGGCTACTGAGCCAGGCACTGTGTTCTGATATAGTCCTGCGCCCCTTCCAGTTGCTTTTGCATTGTTGTCACTCGCTCTTTGAGGGTAAAATAATCCCGTTGAGCGGAGTCTGCCAGTCTGGGGCGGGCTGCATTATCCACGCGGGCGGCAGAGGTGGATTTACCTGTCGGCACTGCGGGACAGGTGGCGTTGACGAGCAGGCGACGACGGCCAGCGGCGACATCACCGCGCAAAGCATCATTCTCAGCTTTCGCATCAGCGAGTTCCTTTGTATATCTTGCATCGAGGGCGGCAACATCACGCTGGCGCGTTTGCATATCGGTAATTGTCCCGTTCGCCAGCGTCAGACTATGGCTGGCAGTATCGCGTTGCGACTTATACTGAATGGCGTTGTCGCGGTAATGCTCTGTTGCCCATGCAAGTGCAGCAATGAGCAAAGTCACTGAGAGTTGCAACCAGTATCTTTTCAGAAGAGCAGATAACAGATTCATACCAGCACCGATTTTGCTTTCTCAAAGCGCTCCCGCCGATCGCCGAAGCCGTTCTGCCCTCCGTTGATGATCTGCGTAACACGTACCAGGTCGCCGGAATATTTCAGACACCCTTTAGTCACAAAGAACCACGCTGCGGATCGGGCAGCATATACTTCCTGCTCCAGCAGTTGTGGCACCAGCAATAAATCAATACCCAGCGCATCGCCGCACTTGTGGTAATTGTCACGACCGGTAACCTGGATAAGTCCACGCCCTCGATACTTCCAGCCATCTCCGGCGTCTTTGTTACCCATGCGGCCGCCATAAACCAGATTGGCTATTTGTGGCTGGTGGGCAACCTGGCGACCATCAATACGCCCCAGCATTTCGCACTGATAAGGCGTAAGGCGTTTACCAAACGTCTTTTTCAGCGCCTCCACCGAATAATTGAAGCTTTCCTTCAGAACAGTAAATCCTGCTGATTCATGCCCCGCTTGTGCAATAAACATGGCCTGATCGAGTGGAGTAGTAATACCGAATTCGCTCATTGCCGCCGTAATATGCGGATACCAGCGCGCAGAAAGCCCGGCGCTAATACCAGCCGCCTGCTGAAATTGTTGTTGATTCATCAGTGCCTCAGTGCATCAACCAGACGCGCCACATTACCGCGAGCCCACAGCACAGCGGCGCATATAAGGATATTCACCATCACCACCAGCCAGTGAGATGATTCATATAAACCAAAAACAAACCGGAAAGGGACGCTGGCATATACCAGCACCATGACATAGGCCAGTAACGAAATCAGGGGGCGGTGTGTCGCATCACCGCGTCGGTAAAACATCAGAACGATGACTATTACCCCACAAATTACGGCATTCATAAGTGCAGAAGGGTCATTTGCTACCATTTGCTCCCCCTCCCCTGATACGAGAAAGAATACTGAACAGGCTGTTCAGATCCTGACTGTTGAGAAAAGTGAGAAACTTTATACACATTGCAGAAATAATTACTGCGCCAAGTGCATCCAGTGGTTTTTCATAATGCGTTATTGCCGCAAGCTTAGTACCTATCAACCCGGCGCCAAGCACTCCCACAATAAATGACGTGATAAAATAAGCGACCAGCCTGATGCGTCCGATGTTGGTTGCCGTGGCGACATAAAATACCGAGCCGGCAAAAGCGCCGAATACCACACCATAGTCGGTTCCGGTTGCCAGACCAAATACACTGGCCCCCATTAATCCACCAGCCAACACTGTCGCACTGGATACGGGTTCGGACATTCATCCCCCTCTGGTTATGTGGGTCCTCTCAGTTATGAGGGGAAATAAAAAAGGCTGCCTGATGGCAGCCCTGATAAGGTTTAAGTCATTTAAACTGGCGATTGTAACGGTCCGGAAAGTATTTCTGCTTCGCCGTTATGGCAGATATCATCGCCCCTTGTCAGATGCCAGACACCGACAATAAGCTGTCCTGATTCCAGATCGTCAACTGTGTCATTCGTATAGTATGCCACCTGAACAACACCGTTATGCTGAATCCAGTAATACCCTTCTTTCATTCACACCTCCGCAAGACTAAGCAAATAGTATAGGGCGAAGCAGAAAATGCCGCGGTGCAAGAAGCCACAACTCAAATCCTGTTGTACAGGCTGCTCTTTCCAGTCATAGCCCCACCACCGATAGCTCAATGGCGCAGTGTGTGATCAAAGGGTCAGGCTTCACGGGCTGCGTTTGCTACGTAGGTAATATCGAGGGTGGTTCCCGGAGCCTGATATATGGCGGGCTCTGCGCAAGCGCCTGGCGGATTGGGTTATGAGCCGTCCGTCAGCGAGCCCTGAATATGAAAAAGGCCACGCATACGCGCAGCCCCATAATTTGTTAAAAAACGGCCTGATTTAACATAATGTACGTTATCGGCACCACGCGATCCGCACTCGCCACAGGTTTGCGGTGAAAGGCGTATTTACGCGGGTTAAGTGGTTCGAAACGGACAAAAGCGAGTGAATAAATCGTGCATAAAACAGGGTGCAAAATGCATAGCGTTTTTTCGCAGCGTAAGCCCTGTTTTATTAACTTTTCCCCTGAACGGGGCAAGAAAAAAGCCCCCACACGGGAGCCTCTTCGTTGAGGTCAGAAATTCAACTCATACCAGCGTAGCGCACTTTTTGCGGCCCGCACTAATACTTTTTTCACTTCGTTGTTTTTCAACCTCAGGATCCATTTGCAAACGCACATTCAACATGCAAAGACACCCTTCGATAAACCCTTCTGCGGTAGACATGAGGCGGCGGACCTCACGTTCGGAAATTTTAGCCCTTCGCCCTATCTCGCGTTTGGTCAACCCGTGGACGTAGTACAGCATGATGACGTCCAGCTCCTCGGGCTTGCGCACCTGCTGCAGACGGCAGACACAGCCATCAATAACCAGCCCGTCGTCGTCGCAGCAACTCAGTCTGTTGGACGAACTGCTGACCACAAGTCCTTTAAACCCGGCAGCGACCGGAG